TTAAGCCTGTCCTGCATGATTTGCGGAAGTTTTAATATATCAGTACCTTGTGCGACAATCATGTCCTCTATACAACGTGGCAATACTGTATCAAGGTCTAAAAGTTGTGCTTTAATTTGATCAGTTTGCGATGGTTGCAAAGACTGTATATAATCTACCGTTGCTCCCTCTACCCATTTCTCCCCGTCCCACTTTGGATGGAAAAATCCGCCAGGACACATAACCGTTATAAACCCCGTTGTATCTGCATCGTCCAATAATATTACATCTTCTGTAAATAGTCCATTTTCATCAACCTTAATAACCTGCTTCAAGGTTTATTCCCTCCTTTACTGTTCTGCTCTAAAGATAACATTTGACAACGTAACCCATGTTGTGCTTCCCACGGTAATAAAGACTTGTCCTTCTGAGTCAACCCGAATCTCAGCAAACGCATCTGCGGCACTGCCTGCAAATATATGTGTTTCAAATGGTCTGTATCCAATTGGTAGATTAAAAGCAGGCAAACTGTTGCTAATTGTGCCACTTTTGATTAACCCTTGCAAATGCACAATTCCAAGCGAATCTTTGAAATATCCAGCAGTTGCATATGGAGTGCCATAATTCACCCAAGAATTTAATAGAGTTGGTGCTATCCACGGTGGCTGACTGATGCTTAAAGTATAACCTTGCGTATTCCAAGTGACAGGTCCATTAGAAATTATTTCAATTCCCAATGTAGCTCTTACTGAAAACGAACTATATATGGCACCGGTATAACCTCGTTGTCCGATTGCAAAATAATTTCCTGATAGCATTGCTGAATTATAATAACCATCACCAACTTGACTCTCGGCCATTATAGTAAGGACACCGGTTGCAACTTGTACGGTAAGTAGATTCTGATTTAATATACTTTGCACTACAAAATAACCGTCAGCAAGTTTCATTCCGTTATTATCAAAAGTGCCTATTATAGTACCGGAACCATTTTTCAGTGTAAAAACTCCGTTGACATTACTTGCACCGCCAAGTGTCAGTGTTCCCCCCACTATTTTATCTGCTGTTAAATTAGTAATTTTGGCGGATGTAATAGAAGCATCTGCTATCTTAGCATTAGTAATTGCAGCATCTGCTATAATACCCGAAGCGGCCGTTATTGTTCCCACAACCATTTTTGCCGCTGTAATTGTATTCGCCGCTATTTCAGTAGCGGTAATAGTCAATGCAGCAATCTCATTTGCAGTTATCGCATCGACAACTATTCTATCTGCCGTTATACTTCGAGGTGTCAATATCTCACCATTTAGAGTATTAACATTTTGAGATTGTAAAGCTCCAGTGATACTGTTAATAGCATAAACAAGACTCGTGTTGCTTCCCCTAATTTCGAGTCTTTCTACAGAAAGAGTTCCAACGTTTATTTTATTGGCTGTGAGTGTTACTATCTTTGCGTCTGTTATACTACCATCGGCAATCTGAGTTGTGCCAATAGCCGCAGTACCTACCACGGCATTGTCTATAATGCCGTTTGTTATATGAGCATAATTAGCGATTAGGTTGTTAACTTTTGCCATATCAATTGTTGCATTATCGATTATACCATTAGTAATATGAGCTGTGGTGGTTTCAAGAGTGCCTATTCTTGCAGTAACAACGCTTAAATCCTGTATGTCTGCAATAACAATATGAACATTTTGTAACTGTGACCAATCAATACTATCAACTTTAGAGCCATCTACCAGCCCGTCAACGGTTGTAACGGTCTCTACAACGTCTGCCGTATCAATAAATCTAACTTGCAAATATTCGAGGGAAAGTATTTTATTAGCTATCTCACATGTGTTGCGTTCTGGTTCATCTGGATACTGAGTAAGTTTGATAATCCTCTGCTGCTCTTTAGTATTTTTGCTTTTTGCTAAGAGGGTTATTGTATCGCCTAAACTATAATCCAAAATAACATATTGAGTATTAATTCCATATAGACCTTTATTATATTTTATATTACCGTACTTAGCCAATTCATCACCACCCTTTATAAGTTACAAATATACTAATTCATCCTCCAAACTTGAACGTTAAGACCATTGCGGAATAGTCCATTTGCACTATTATTTGAGGAAAACCTTATTGATGTAATATTAGCGGTTATGTTTTTTACCAAACACCCAAAATCAGCAGTTACAGAAGTCCCAACAGTTGATTTATCATCAGATGAAGAACCTTTTTGTCTTGAATATATCTGCGCAGTACCCGCTGAAATATAGTACAATTCTAACTGCACTTCGCTCACTGAATATTTTTTTGTAACAGCCCCATCAAAAAAATATGATGTAGTGCCATAAGCTGTGCCAGAAAAGCAACTAAACGCGGTATTATTTAGTTTCAAATAAGCAGATAAGTTTGAAATTTTTCTTGCCCATCCATAATTGGATAAGAGTATTTTATACATTTTATCCGTTGCTAAATCTAACCCTGTCATATCAAAATATGTTAATCCCGCAATCCTAACCTGATATGCTCCACTTCCTGTTGTTGTCGGCATGTACAAAGTACCACCAACTGTAGCAGTTATTGTAAAATGGGTTGTATCTGCTACCGACTGAATATTGTAATATGTACCGCCTATATTGTCGCTATTGTATGGCAATAACTCAATAGGTAAAACACCACCATTTGCTTGAAATTCAATAGGGTCATTAAGCACAAAATTATGAGCAACAGAGGTTGTAAATATACCTGTCGCAGGGTCATATGTCATTGTGAATGATTGCCATGCAGATTGATATGTTGTATCAGATATGAGATTGTTAGGTAATTGTGCTTGTTTTGCATTCCATGTTGTGCGTTCATCTGATGTAATATGCTTTACACCATCTACTAAATGTGAATCAAGTGTGATTTCTGTGGCTATTATTTCAGCAAATGCATCATTTATATGGAATGCTAATATATCATCTATATTATCAACTACGTTTGTCCATGTTTTTACAGTGGTAGGATAACTTGCCATAATATTGTCCTCCTTAAAAATTTTAATTATTAATATTCGCCAAATCTATTACATCAACTTTATAGGCTTTATATGGCTTACTTAGATAATCAAGTCTTACAATACCATCTTCAAGTAAACTTTGTGTATCAGTGTATCTGTTATCCTCCCAGTACGCTGTTATTATTTTATTACTGTACTGGTAATTTTGAACGTAATTCAAGCCACCATTTATACTTGCTATACCCAGCCCATCTTTACCAAGAGGAATGAGCCTTGTGATATAATCATAAGAGTTTCTTTGTATATCTAATTTTTTAAGATTTAATTGCTCTGCAAAATAAGTACCTTTGTCAGAACCCATACTCTGGTAGATATAAACCTTTTTATTAATGCTATCAAAAGACATTTCACAGCCATAAGCACTTTGTATTTCTTGTAGCACAATATAGGCAGTACAGTTATTTTTTCTTACTGTTCTTAGTTTGGTTACATCACAAGTGCCTATAAGCCAACCTGTACCTACTAATGCTAAATTAACGCTATTAGTACAGGATTGCTCCACGGTTTCAAAGTGACTTACATCTTTACCTTTTATGCCCTCTATGTTGATTTTACAGATGTATTCAGTCCAGTCATCATCATTAAAGTTTACTTCTTTGACGATGTATTCATTATCTTCTGTCCTGATATAACATTCCTCTAAAATTAAATCGTGTTTTGGATCTGACACTGGGAAAACAAAAGAGAGGTTGTCCTCAATGTTAATTTCCATATCCAATTTCAGCTCTTTATAATTTGTCAAACCGTCTATCTTGACATGGCTAATATCGTACAAGATCAGCATCTAGGCACCCCCTTTGTGAGTTATTCTTCAATTATCATATAGTCGATCGCCATTAATTCACTTGCTGTCATATTAAATCCATCTAACGCCTCGATGGGAAATGTGTGAATGGCGACCTCATTTTCTATGGCGAGTAGTTCCTGGATATCTTTGTTCCACTCTGCCAAATACTCTTTTTGAATCCCAACCTGATTATTTTCACCTATAATAGTTTTACCTTCGGAGTCTTTCTGACTGTATTTTTCTATCAGCTTTTCTCTTTCCACATTGTAGATTTTTAGCTCTGCTTCTAATTTTGCTATATTTTTAGCAATAGCATAAGATACCTTTACTGGCAATTCTTTTTTGGATATTTCTGATAGCTTTGCAGAATCATTTAATATTTTTTCATTACTTAATTTCATTTCAGATCATCCTTTTTAAATATATTTTGGTTTATAAACTATTGTAATTACACAATTTGAATTACTCGTGATTATTGTGTTTGCCCCTGATTGCAAGACAGGGAAACTCCACATATCAGTATCCATAAATTTATTAACACCTGCTTGAAGTACCGTACAACTTTCCCCGTCAATAATTACAGGCACATTTGCGAGTAAATTATTAATTGTTATACTATCTCTAAAGCCTGTTAGCGTTAATGAAATTGTGTTTATTGGTACGGTTATTATAACTATCACAGGAGTTGGTAAATTGCCTTGCACAGTTATTATTTTACTTGCCACATTATTCATGGTTTCAGTTACAGAGGATTTATACGCATAACCACTTTTCAGTTCGACATCAAGCGTATACCAACCTTTTACAATTCTTTTATGGTCTTTATTAACGATTAAGCAATCATAATAAAAACTTAAATCATCAAACTTTATTGTGCATTTTTCAAACTGTTTTACTAAATTGCTTATATCGTTAAGGCAACTTTCATCTTCTGTGTCTTTTATTAATAACTGTAATTTTATTTGTTTATAAGTTTCTTGCTTGCTTAAGTACAAAGGATTTAAGGCATTTCTAAGCCAATCATCATAAATAACCACTTCGGCCGTTTGAATGTCTTTCGAAAGATATGTAGCTTTAAAACTGCTTATATCTATATTGTTTATTAACATCAGCCTTGCCTCCTTTGCACTAAAACAGCAGCCTGATTCATAAAATAATCTATATCTTTCTGACCAGCAAAACTGTAGTTGCCGTTAAAGTTTATGGTTGTGTCGCCTTGCTTTACAGTTTGGCTCATTGAATTTCCCATGCTGCCTGCCATAGCAGGAGTTAATCTCATCCCTAAATTAACGTCTGTAGATAATCCCTTGACCGCGTTTGCGACTAGATATTTGCTGTTTTCAATACCTTTTGCTAATCCGCCCATAAAATCAGGCATCCACTTTTCGTAGTCGGCGAGAGGTCCCTCATCTGGCACGGAAAAGTGGAGGAATGAGCGGATATTTTGTGCAACGCCTTTTACAGCATCACCGACCGCGCCAACAGCACTTTTGATGCCGTTTACTATACCGTTGATTATATCTTTTCCCCACCCGAGGGCTTCACCGGGAAGGTTTTTGATAAAGCTTATAGCGGAATTGAAGCCACTTGAAACAGCCGTTCCTAATGTATTCATTATAGAATTTATACCATTTTTCAAGCCGTTAAATGCGTTAACACCCAAGTTATACAAGTTGCTTGGAAGATTTCTAAAAAAGTCAAGTATCCCGTTGAATGTATTTATACCTCCATTTGCCAAGCCAGTTATTATATTAATTACTGCATCTTTTAGCCCATTCCACGCGTTTGTCGCTGTGCTAGTTATACCGTTCCA